AGCAAAAGCCCGGAGACATTGCCGTCTTCAAAGAGCGCGAAAAGCGTAACGATAAAGCGCCAGATTGGCGCGGTAATCTGATTGTCCCTGAAGGCGCAAAGCCGGGCGACAAGCTGGAAGTGGCGTTCTGGGCTAAAGGCGACAACGGAACGATGTTGGCTGGATCGGTAAAGTTCCCGATGCAGCGCGACGCTGGCCCAGCGCGTGAAGCCCCGCCACAGCGCGGTGCCAGGTTCGACGATGATATTCCGTTCTGATGCTAGTTTCAGACGATGATATGCACCTTGTGTTGGAGGCCCTTGGCGATGAGTCAGGGGCCGCTCACAGGGCCGCGCATGAGTATCTGGACGCATTGACGAAAACGGTTCTTGCCGAATTGATGGGCGAGAATGACGCAAAGTCAGCTACGGAGCGAGAGCAATGGGCAAGAGCGCAGCCACGGTTCAAGGAGCATCTGGCGAAGGTCGGAGCGCAAGCGAAGGCGGATTACACGGCTCGCCAACGCTACGCAGCGGCAAACGCGAAGATGGAGGTCTGGCGGACACAGAACGCCAACAACCGGGCGGCGGAACGCCTCCGCTAGAAACCTGGACCCCGTGGACAGTCAGAAAGCAAAACTACACCCGATGACTCGCTTTGAAAAAGCAGACAGGCTGGCGGCTGTGATATTCCGCAGGCTGCCCGGCACAACATCCCGCCAAGCCCAGACAGCGCACCGCACAGCTAAAGAGATAGCGGCTGACGTATTAGACGAACTTGAACGGATCGAACGAGTGGAAAAATCATGTTCATAATCGGATCATTCGACCGCTTCTTCCACGGCTACATCCGCAAAGAATATACCCGCGATTTAGAGGACGGACACGGGCAATATCTCCCGTGCATCATCCACGGCCTCCGTGTGGTGCAAGGCAAGTCGCTAGAGTTCCAATGCGTCCTGACCGAGTATGGCGCCGGAGCTGGGTTCCTCGCTCCCATTGAGGCTTTCTGCTGGAAAATACCCGACAGGCCCCGCGCTCCGAATGAGGCGGTGGATTATACATACGTTCAGCCGTGGGACTGTTTCTCAAGCGAGTTTGGCGTTCACGCGTTTGAGTTCAATCGCCGCATGAAGGCGCAGATTCTTCCGGATCGACGCGGTGCTAGGTATCGCTTCTCAATCGATTTCACCGGCTCATCGCTGGCCGACATGAGCGAGCAACACAAGCACCTGCACGTTATGGAGCTAGAGGACGGGTCTATCGGTGCGTTCCCGAACACAAAAGTCCTATGGATCGAACCGGCAATGTGGGCTAAACCATTTGAAGAGCGCCCAGACTTTAAGGCGCTATCCGGTGAATGGATGTCTGAATAATGCTGACCGCAAACGAAATCCCGATTGAGCGGCTAAAGCGGCTAATCTCGCTGGATTCAGAAACGGGCGTTATCACTTGGAGGCTTCGCAGCCCAGACAGCTTCAGTGGCAAAACGCTAGGTGATAACCGCCGCGCGTCAAGCCGCTGGAACACAATGATTGCGGGGACCGAGGCGCTCGCTGGCGACAACAACGGATACAAGCGCGGAACGCTGGAAGGTCGCGGGTTTCATGCTCACCGCGTTGTGTGGGCGCTGCATTACGGACAATGGTGCAGCACCAACATCGACCACATCAACGGCGACAAGGCTGATAACAGGCCCGCAAATCTTCGCGCGGCGGCACACGAAGCAAACTCCCGCAATCAAAAACTGAGGCGATCAAATACCAGCGGTGTGATGGGTGTGTCGGCTCATAAGGATGGCGGCTGGATTGCTCGCATCAACGCGGAAGGCGAGCGTAAATACCTAGGCAAGTTCGTCAGCTTTCCTGATGCCGTTGCGGCGCGGCTGGCGGCTGAGGCGCAGTATGGATACGACCCCACGCACGGACGGCCTGATTTCCAAGCCCTGTCTGGCGAATGGATGGCGGAATAACCGCATCTTGACCCGCCAGGACCCTTAAGGCATTATCCATCCCGCTCTACGGCCCCGCTACGGCTTAAGCCTAGACGCAAACCAGACTGAGGACTCATGGCAGGCGGTCGCCCCTCCAAATACAGCGACAAGCTCGCTGAGGAGATTTGCCGTCGTCTCGGCAAGGGTGAGCCAATGGCTCGCATCTGCGATGACGACCATATGCCAAGCTACAACACCATCTGGCGATGGGAGAACGAAAACGCTGAGTTTCGTGAGCTTTCCGCCCGCGCGAAACAGAATGGCACTCACTTCTTGGCAGACGACACGCTGCGGATTGCCGATGATGACACCATCGACACGCAACGCGCCAAGCTGATGATTGACACGCGGCTGCGCTTGATTGGCAAGTGGAACGCCAAGGCTTACGGCGACAAGGTGCAACAGGAAGTCTCTGGCCCTGATGGCGGCGCTCTCACGGTCACATGGCTGAAACCAGAGTAATCCCCTACGCCCCTCGCCGGGTGTTCCTGCCGTTTCATAACCGGACGCAACGCTTTGCCATCGGGGTGGCGCACCGTCGCTGCGGCAAGACGGTGGCCTGCATCAATGACATGATCCGCAATGCGGTGGTGTCCGACAAGCCCCACTATCGAGCGGCCTATCTCGCGCCTTACCTGAAGCAAGCCAAGGATGTGGCATGGGAGTATCTGAAACGATACAGTCAGCCGATCTGGGCCAAGCCGCCAAACGAATCAGAACTGTATGTGGAACTGATAGGCGGCAAGCGCATCAAGATTTACGGCGCCGACAACCCGGATGCCCTGCGCGGTGGCTACCTGGATGATGCCACGCTGGACGAATATGCCGATATGTATCCCGGCATCTTTGGCTCAATCATCCGCCCGATGTTGGCTGACCGGCAGGGAACAGCTACGTTCATTGGGACGCCAAAGGGACGTAACGCGTTCTTTGACCTGTTTGAGCGGGCGAAGACCGACCCAGACTGGTTCCCGTTTTTCCTGCCTGCCAGTGAGACAGGCATCTTGCCGCAAAGCGAATTGACCGCTGCTGCTAGGGAGATGACGCCAGAGCAGTATGAGCAGGAGTTCGAATGCTCGTTCGAGGCGGCAATCATTGGCGCCTACTACGGTAAGGACATGGCCGAAAGCGAGCGGGCTGGACGGATTACAGAGGTGGCGTATGACCCTGCGTTGCCGGTCTATACGACGTGGGATTTGGGCATCGGGGACAGCACGGCCATCTGGTTCTGGCAGGCGGTCGGGCCTGAAATACGGGTAATTGACTTCTATGAGGCCAGCGGGGAGAGCATCGAGCATTACGCCAAGGTGCTACACGCCAAGCCCTATAAGTATGAGGCCGACTGGGTTCCGCATGACGCGAGGGTCAGGGAACTAGGCACGGGACGCACCAGGATTGAGACGATGCTGACGCTGAAGCTCAAGCCAAAGCTGGTGCCTAATCACAAGGTGATGGACGGTATCAACGCTGGGCGCGTTCTGTTGCCGCGCATCTGGTTTGACCGCGAGAAGTGCAAGGACGGGCTGGAATGCCTGCGCCAGTATCGTGCGGACTATGACGACAAGGCCCGCGTCTTCCGTGACGGGCCTAAGCACGACTGGACCAGCCACGCTGCGGACAGTTTTCGATACCTAGCGATGGCCTATCGTGAGATTAAGCCGGAAGCCAAGGCGGCAGACGCGCCAATCAAGGGCATCCGTGATATGACATGGGATGACCTGTTAGCTAACCAGCCGGTGCATACGGGTTACGAACGCGCATGATCGTTCTATCGACAAGCGGACCCGCGCACGATATGTTCCCCTGAACGCTTGCGAGGGGCTATGCTTCCCGACGAACCTGAAAATCAAGACGGCATTGACCTCGTTACCAAATGGATTGAGGAAATCAATCTGTCTGAGCGCGAGTTGCAGCCGTGGTGGAAGACTGGCGACATCATCGTTAGGCGCTACAAGAACGAAAACCGCGCCCGTGGCGGTGGCCGTCCGTCCGTAGGCTATGAGCGTCGGCGCTTTGCTATTCTGTGGTCTAACGTCTCGACCCTTCAGCCTGCCATCTACGCCAAGCAGCCGGTTCCGATGGTTGACCGGCGCTATCGTGATGAAGACCCGGTGGGCAAGGTGGCCTCTGAGGTGCTGGAACGTGCGCTTGGCTTCAGCCTAGACCAGTATGATTTTGACGGACGCGTGAAGCTCTGCGTTCTCGACTATTTGCTGCCAGGCCGAGGCCAGGTGTGGGTGCGTTACATCCCGCATATGCGCGAGGTGAACGCAGAGCAAGACCCGGAACTTGGCGAGGGCGTCCAAGACGATGACGACACCGAGGTTGGCGAGGTCGAGACGCCGGAGGCCACCGAGGAAGTGGTTTATGAGGAAGTCCAGTGCGACCACGTCTCATGGAAAGACTGGCTGACTAACCCGGCGCGTGAATGGGCTGAGGTTCGTTGGGTTGCCCGACGCGTCTATATGACAAGGACGGAACTGACGGAACGTTTTGGCAAGGACATGGCCAAGAACGTCCCGATCACGACGACCTCGACCGGCACGGACACGGCCTCGGATGCCCAGAAGCAATCCAGCCAAACGGGCGAAGTCTATGAGATTTGGGACAAGCCCACCAAGATGGCCTATTGGGTCTGCAAGGGCTACACGGGCGGGGTGCTGGACAAGCGTGAAGACCCGCTTGGCCTGACTAACTTCTTCCCCTGCCCGCCTCCGCTGAATGCCACGACGGCCAATGACAGCACCATTCCCGTTGCCGATTACGTCCAGTATCAGGACCAGGCTGACGAACTGGACGAACTGACGGCCCGTATTGGCAAACTGCAAGACGCGCTGCGGATGGTGGGTGTGTATGCCGGTGAAGCCAACCGCGAACTGCAACTGGTGTTCTCGCCGGGTAACGAGAACAAGCTAATCCCAATCGACACGTTCGACCTGTGGAAAGAGAAAGGCGGCGTTCGCGGCCTTATCGAGTGGGTGCCGGTCGATATGGTCATTCAGGTGCTGAAGGGCTGCTATGAGGCCCGCTCGCAAGTCCTTAACGACATTTACCAGATTACCGGTCTGTCGGACATCATCCGAGGCGAGAGCAATCCTAACGAGACGGCAACAGCTCAACGGATGAAGGGCCAGTGGGGCTCGC